GTTGTGTCAATATCTATATCTATATCTTCTTCTGCGTAAAAATATAATATGTTATCTATAACCCTACTTTTAACTGGAAGAAAAAATGTTTCATCTGCGTGGTCTTCTAAAACAACTAAGTATGAATAGTTATCCGTAACATTTTCTAGTGATGAGTTAATAAATTTATTAATCTTTTTATCTAATAAATCAACATATATCTGCTCTCCAGCAGCTACGTTATTATTTATTTCAGAAATATTAATTACTCTTTTTAACGGTATTTGCTTTGAGGAAAAAACTGTTAGACCTGTGCTTACAGATATTTCTGATTTATATACATCAAACCAAGCCATTACTTAGCCTCCAAGTAAACAATTTCGTATTCATACTTATCTGAATAACTGTCTGGAATAGAAATATTAACAACCGCATTAACTGTTGGGACTCCACCATTTTTAATACTGGACTCAAAAGCATTTATGCTAACTTCAAGTAAGCTTCCATCTGCGCTTTGCAAAAGCGTAGTTTCTTCTCTAGGTGTTTCATAATCTATGTCGGTTGATTTTATTCTAACAGATCCATCTTCGCCTGTATGGGCATGTGTGTCTATATCGACACCGTCTATCGTTACCCCTTCTGCCATAATAATATCGCCAAATATTGTTCCGCCAGATCTCATTAAGTACTGAGGATGGTCATTATCATTTAGACTATCTAAATTTCCATGAACAGAAGATAATGACATCCTAGAACTATCATCAATAGTTATTTGATCAAAAAGAAAAGAGTGTTTATCTTCATTGATGTTTAATATTATCTTTGGTCTAGGACTAGCCTTAACCGACAACTGATCTATGTATGATATATATTTTTTTCTTTGAATATTTAATGAAAGTAAATTATCAAATTTTTGCTGTATATTACTTCTTCTTTGAACCATGTCAGTAAGTATTGATCCAAAGTTTCCCTTAAATGAGTTAACCGCAGTTACGACTTCTTCTGCTAGTGTTGGCATTGAAGTTCTCATGGAAGTTGTTAAAAGATCAAGTTCAAGAGGTGCTGCGACTTGTGATTTAAATTTTAATGATGGAGATACATATTTAGTATAAAATATATGACATGTATCAAGAAGGTATTTTTTCATAGAAAATAGTAAGTTATCTATACTTTCTGTATATGCTGCTACTCGAATCGAGAAAAATGCTTGAAACTGTGCTGCTTGTTTTTTTGAGATGAGATCCACTTCGGAAGAAGGTATTTGGTCTGAGTTCTCATTGAGTTCCTCGGTAACGAGCCTCGTATGGTTTTCTGCCATCTTTGCCCATGAGAAGTAGAAAATTGCTGCTTGTTCTTGTGATTCATCTTCATATTCCGCTCCAAAGTCATATAATAGTGATTCCCTAATGCAGTTGGATTCGTGTAGTAAAAGTTTTAGATAATACCTAAAGTCAAAAAGATGGACAAATATAGAGTGAGATATTAATTTGTCATACTCTTTAACAAATTTCCTGCATCCCCTGCAACCGTGTTCTTCTGCGTATAAATATTGTTTAAATGAAATAAAATTAGGCGTAGGTACCTTTCTGTCATTTTCTCCAGTTTCTTCATTAAAAGAACCAGAACCACCTGTAAATACCATATCTTCTTGTTCGTAAAATGTAGAAAGTATTTCTTTATTATTTTTATTTAATTCGTCCCACAAATGAAAATGACATTCTTCCATATCTGGATCTACAGTTGGACTAATATAAACATTATTAAGAAGTCTTTCAAGCAGATCATAAACTTCTTGTATTTGGTTATGTGTTCTATTGACTTTTGATCTAACAACGTGTAATGGTATTTTATATGGCTTAGAGAAAGAATATGTATCAAAGTTAGCTATATCATTAAACTTTTCCTCAGCTCTTCTTATCTGACTCTCTTCTTGCAGTGATCTTGAAGCGCCTTCTTTAACGGAGTAATCGTTAAATATTCTTCCTGAAGCTGTTTGGGTTTGATCAAATGAATTCATGGACATAATTAAAACATCTTTCTTGAAACAGAACCATTATTATTTCTTCTAATAGATTTTCTTTTATTAGATATACTACCATTATTTAAGTTTGATCTATTAATAACCGAAGGTTTTTCCTCATCATCATCATTAGAAGTTGGCTTGGGCATAAAGAAGGTATTTGAAAATGATTCTGCTTTGACTGCAAAGTTCATTTTATGAAGCGATCCATAGTTTTGAGTAATGGCCAACAAAGCTAACATCAATGCATCATGAGCGTGGTCGACTGCTGATCCTCCGGCTTCAAACACTGGTCTTCCAATTGAAGTAGTTCTAACTACTATGTAAGATATCAATTGAAGGTATAGTTCTTCATCTTGCGCCGGAAAAACTATTGCTTCGTTTTCTAAGTATTGCCTTAAATTATCAACCATATATGGTTTGATTTCTTTTTTAATTAGAAGTTTTGTATAAGGATCTCTTAAGTCAATGAGTTCAGCAAAGCTAACTCCCTTAACTCTTTCTCTTAATTTAGAAGATGGGTTTTCTACTCCGTATTTATGAAGCAGTTCTACTTGAACTTCACCAAAACCTCTGTCGACATAAATATGTTTTGGCTGAAATATCTCATTTAATTCAACAATTCTATTAACACCTTTTGTTAAAGTAAATTCTGATTTTACAATTTCTTCTCTATAGCAAACTCTTGTTTTACTTCTGAATCTTTCGTCTTCATAATTCTCAGCGCATGCTTCTAATACAACAATGTTTGTTCCTGCGCCGTATTTATCCCAGTCTACGCCAATTGTATAAAAACTTCTTGCTGACTGTATTTCTGGCTCATAGCTCCAACCTGGATCCATAAATGATTTATCTACATACCTTCTTGGGTAAACGCCTTCTGCATCTTCCCCCCAGTCTGCTTCAATTTCATGCCTATATCCAGATTCAGAATATTCTTGTCTAAATTCTTCTTCTTGATCTTTACTAAAAAATGGGTTGCAATATGAAGGAAACCAAAATTCTTTAAACCTAACATTTGAGGTGCACCACTCCCAAAATCTTTCTCTTCTACCAGTTGGAGTAGATGCTCCAATTAAAACTTTATCTGGTTGATCTTCTGCGGTTTTCTGGAGCATTGCGTAAAGAGCATCAAGGTCATCGGCATGCATGTAGTCCATTTCGTCAAGAACAATAACGTGCGCTTCTTGACCTCTAGCTACGTCTGATTTTCCGCCCTGACCTCATGCCTGAAGTAAAGAATCTAATTGTTGATCCGTTTGAAAATTGAATCATAAATTGAGGAGAAGTAACTTTTCTAACAATTGAATTAGATACAATTTCATTTTTTGATGCTAATCGTAAAATTTCTTGATAGATTAATTCTACTTGTGTTTTCATTGGGGCAATAACTAAAGATCTACCATCATTATGAGTATAACTATAATGTATAAGATACAAAGCCATACTAAATGTTTTTCCAAGACGACGACCTGCTCTAAGAACCTTTCTTAAAGCTGGATCTCTTAATATTAAAGTTTGATACACTCTTGTCTCTGCACCAAGAAAGTTCTTACCCCAAACACATGTATCTTTTGCAACGTGAATTTGTCTTTGTTGCTCGGTGCTAATCCCTAAATCTAAAAGCTCTCTATCTACTTCAAATGGTTCATCCACAAGTAGAGATAACTCGTAATTAGTTAAGGTTCTTGATGTTACCGGAGATCCATCTTTCCATGCAAGATGATTGAGCTTATTTTCAAACACCCATTCGATTCTATTAATCTGTTTAATAATTTCTGGATCTTGAGCTCTAAGAATTTCTAAGATATCTTCCCTTGAAAGTCTTTCAATAGATTCTCTAAAATGTTTTGTTTTTTCTGCTAAAGTCATAAATTACCCAAAATGTGAAGCCATCATCCCAGCCTCTGAACCTAATGCACTTCTGGCATTTAAGCGACTGTTTTGTATTGCCATTACTCCTCTAGACCTAGATGTAGCAGCAACTTCATTATCTTTATATCCCATTCCAAATAGTGGCTTGTCCATAGAGCCTTTCATAGATTTTACAGCATCTTTGGCTAAATTGATACCACTTTTAACTACTTCTCCACCCATTTTTCCAAGATCATAAACTAATGATGCAGTTGCCAATAGGTTAAGCCCAGGAATTGCCATTGCTGCACCTCTTGCACCAAGTGCCATTGCTCCAGTTTTTGTTCCCATTGTTTTTAAAACGCCACGTGTGCCTAAAGTTTTAAACGCTCCTGTTTTAAAAACTTCATTAGCTAATCTAAATCCACCTTTTGCATTATCAGCTAATCCTGATTGCATAAAACTACTAACTAAGTGTTTTTTAGCCATTTTAGCTCCCTTGAAAGCTTCATCTGTTAAGCCTCCAGCGTCTATGTGGCCAAGTGCCCCTCTAAAGTATCCCTGCATATATCTTGATGCTTGAGTAGCTCCAGCGCTTGCCATTAAGTTTCCGGTTAATCCAACCTTGTTTCCACCTGATAATGCTGTAGCCATTGGAGATGCAGCAGTTAGAGTTTGACCTGCGGGAGCAATCATTCCAAGACCTGCACTCTTAGGGACAATTCTGCCAAATTGACCGCCAGTAAAAGTTTTACCTGCAGCAAAAGATGCATTATTCATAGTTGCAAGTCTTCCAACTTGCTTCTGAGCTTCTATCATTTTTTTTGTTGCCCTACCAGAGCCTGATAATGCTTTTCTCTCTATTAGATCAGACTTTCTTCCAGCTGTGATCATGGATAGCATTCCTCTTTGGAATACACCTTCTTTTGGAATAGCTGCCGTTGAGGATCCGTATACAGCATTTCTAAACGCTGCGTTTTTTCCAAATTGATTTCCAACAACTCTAGATGCAAACTGAAAAGGAGAATAGAATTGAGTATTTTGTGAAGCATTGAATATTGTCAAAGAGTTATATCTAGATAATGCTCTTGGCCTCATTGTGATGTGGTTAACTCTTGAACCCTTGCCTAAGGCCATTTTTCCTTGTGCCGACCCTGCTGAAGAAGCTAGCCTTGCTCTTCTTGCAGAAGATCCATAATAGGCTTTAGCTGTTGGATTACTTGGGGTCATAGAACCACTAGCAAAACCTCCAAGTTTACCTGGACCTAGCCTTTTTCTGTCGTCCATGAATCCTCCACCCAAAAGAGTGTTTGAACCACGACTAAGAGCAAATCCAAGAGATGCAGAAATAGATGGCAAATGCTCCATCATTCTAAATGCTAGTGGAACATTTTGCCCACCTAACTCATTGACTTCATCTGGATCCATTAACCCCTCCTAGAGTTATGCATTCCGA